GAGATCGAGCACGAGTTCGACCACTGGGCGCACGAGGTCTCCCTGGCCGAGAAGCTCCGCACCATGCGGATGGCCCGGGCGCAGGACGGCGAAGCCTTCGCCATCCTCGTCAACAACCCCGTGCTCGACCATGTGGTCAAACTCGACCTGCGGCTCATCGAGGCCGACCAGGTGGCCAGCCCGGATGCTCATCTGCTTGATCCGCGCGAGGTGGACGGCATCGTCCTGGACGCCTACGGCAACCCGGTGGCCTACCACGTCCTGAAACACCATCCCGGCAACAGTGCGTGGGGCTTCAATGACGAGTACCGCACGGTCCCGGCCTCGCACGTGATCCACGTCTTCCGGCAGGACCGGCCGGGCCAGCACCGGGGCATCCCGGAGATCACGCCCGCGCTGCCGCTCTTTGCGCAACTGCGGCGGTTCACGCTGGCCGTCCTGGGCGCTGCCGAGGCGGCGGCTGACTTCGCGGGCATCCTCTACACCGACGCCCCGGCCAACGGCGAGGCCGAGCAGGTCGAGCCGATGGACCTGGTGGAGCTCGAGCGGAACATGCTCCTGACCATGCCGGGCGGCTGGAAGATGTCGCAGGTCGAGCCGATGCAACCGGCGACGACCTACGCCGAGTTCAAGAAGGAAATCCTCAACGAGATCGCCCGCTGCCTGAACATCCCCTACAACGTCGCGGCGGGCAACTCCTCGGGCTACAACTACGCCTCCGGCCGGCTCGACCACCAGACCTACTACAAGTCCATCCGCGTGGACCAGGCCTTCATGGCCGAGAAGGTCCTCGACCGCGTGCTGGCCGCGTGGCTGTGGGAGTACGCCCTGGAGGCCGGGGGACCGGTCAGCGGGCGGATGTTGCCTGACCACCAGTGGTTCTGGGACGGGATGGAGCACGTGGACCCGGCCAAGGAGGCCAGCGCCCAGGAGACGCGCCTCAAGAACCACACCACGACGCTCGCCCACGAGTACGCCCGCCAGGGCAAGGACTGGGAGGCGGAACTGCGCCAGCGTGCCCGCGAGATGAACCTGATGCGCGAACTGGGTCTGCCGGAGCCGAGCGCCAAGCCCGCGGCTGCGCTCCCTGCGCGAGACGCAGAAGACCTATCCCCCGAGGAGATGGAGGAGGCGGCGCATGCCTTATCCCACTGAACACAGTGCGCGCCTGAAGGACCCGTCGCACTACGAGCGCTTCCGCCGGGAGAACGATAAGTTCGGCCCGGGCATCCACGCCGTCTGGGGCATCACCGCCGACGGCAAGGCCGAGCTCCAGGCCATCCGCTTCGACGCGGCCAAGTTCAGCGTCGCCGAGGCCAAGGCGTGGCTGAATGAGCACGGGCACAAGCCCATCCTCTTCGAGCCCGCTAGCGAGAAGGCCGAGGGACGGGATGCTTCAGACTTCAGTCCTCAGGCTTCAGGTACGGCGGATGTTTCTGAAGTCTGTAGCCTGAAGCCTGAAGTCTTTCTGGTCGAGGCCGCAAGCGGCGAAGGCCCGACCGGCCTGCCTGCCGCGGCGGTCACGGCGCAGGCAGGCCGCATCCGCGTGATGGGCGTGGCCTACTCGGGCGGCAAGATGCGCCTGCCCGGCTGGCGGCACCCGGTGGTGGTGGACCTCGCGGGCGTGGAGGTTCCCGACACGGTGCCGCTCCTGACCAACCACGAGAACCGCACGGGCGCGCGGGTCGGGATGGTGAAGGCCCGCGTGGACGGCGACACGCTCGTGGTCGAGGGCGAGATTCTCTCCTCCAGCGGTCAGGCCAGGGGCATCGTCGAGCAAGCCCGGGCCGGGGCGGAGTGGCAACTCTCCATCGGCGCGGAGGTGCTGGAGTGGGACCTGGTGCGCTTGCGCCGGAGCGTCAACGGCCGGGAGCACGAGGGGCCGTTCTACCACGTGAAAAAGTCGGTCTTGCGGGAGGTGTCGGTCGTCGCCGTGGGTGCGGACGCCTCGACAAGGATGAAGCTCGCGGCACGGTTCAACCTGTACGGAGGCAACGTCATGGACTTCGAAAAGTGGCTTGAGGAGCACGGCATCGACGCCGCCGCGCTGGACGAGGAGAAGACGGCCGCACTCAAGGCGGCGTTCGAGGCCGGCAAGGAACCGCCGGATTTCGAGCAGGACGACAAGGACCTGCCTGACCGTCAGGCAGGCAAGAGGCCTGCGGCGAACCCGCAGGCCGCGGTGAGGGCGGCTGCGTCCCAGGATGCTGCGGTGCAGGCGGCAGCGAGCGTCCGCGAGGAGGCGGCTACCGCTGTCCGCGCCGAGCGCGAGCGCGTGGCGGCCATCCAGGAGGTCTGCGCGGGCGAGTTACCGCGCATCGAGCGCGACGCGATCCGCCTGGGCTGGACGGTCGAGGAGACCAGCCAGAAGGTCCTCAAGGCCATGCGCGAGAGCCGCCCGCAGGCGGACGTGAATATCGCCGTCGGCGGCGGCAATCGGTCGTGCGACGCTCTCACGCTCGAGGCGGCGTGCGTCCTGACGGCCAAGCTGGCCGAACCGGAGAAGCACTACCACGAGGAGGTGCTGGAGCAGGCCGAGAGGCGGTTCCGGGGCGGCATCGGCCTCCAGGAACTCTTCCTCGAGGCCGCCTGGGCCAACGGCTACCCGGAGCGTTCCTTCCGCGACAGCCGCGAGGCCCTGCGCTACGCCTTCGGACGCCAGGTCCAGGCCGCCGGGTTCTCGACGGTGGACATCGGCGGCATCCTCTCGAACGTCGCCAACAAGTTCCTGCTGGAGGGGTTTTTCAGCGTCGAGCGGACCTGGCGGAACATCTGCGCCGTGCGGAACGTGCCGGACTTCAAGACGGTCACGTCGTACCGGCTCATCGGCAAGGACCAGTACGAGATCGTGGCCCCGGGTGGGGAACTCAAGCACGGGACGCTGGGCAACGAGTCCTACACCAACAAGGCCGACACCTACGGCCTGATGCTCTCCATCGACCGGCGGGACATCATCAACGACGATCTTGGAGCGATCACGCTGGTTCCGAGGAAACTCGGGCGCGGCAGCGGCCTCAAGATCAACGACGTGTTCTGGACCTGCTTCCTGAATAACGCCGCGTTCTTCACCGCCGGCAACAAGAACTACCTGACCGGCGCGGACACGGTGCTGTCCATCGACGGCCTGACGAAGGCCGAGGTGGCCTTCATGGACCAGGTGGACTCCGACGGCAAGCCTATCGGCGTGATGCCGGCGGTGCTCCTCGTGCCGACGGCCCTGTCGGCCATGGGCACGCAGCTCTACAAGAGCCTGGAGATTCGGGACACGACCTCCAGCACCAAGTACCCCATCGCCAACCCGCACGTCGGCAAGTTCCGCGTGGAGGTCAGTCGCTACCTGGCCAACGCGGCCTACGCCGGCTCCAGCGCCAAGGCGTGGTACTTGCTGGCCGACCCGGCGGACCTGCCGGTCATCGAGGTGGCGTTCCTCAACGGCCAGGAGTCGCCGGTGATCGAGACGGCGGAGGCGGACTTCAACGTGCTCGGCGTGCGGATGCGCGGCTACCACGATTTCGGTTGCGCTCTGCAAGACCCCCGGGGCGGCGTGAAGGCGAAAGGTGAAGCATGATTGGTCTGAGGTCCACTGACTGCGGTCTGTCGAGATGCTCCTGCGGCACTGCCGAGGAGGCTTGGCGGGATATCCCCGGCTTCCCGGACTATCAGGCCAGCGACCTGGGGCGCACCCGTAGTCGGAAGTCCGGGACGTGGCAGCTTCTGCGGGCGACCCCGCATCCGAAGACTGGGTATCTCGTGGTCAGTCCTCGCGTCGGCGGCAGGTACGTCACCAGAAGTGTCCACCGCCTGGTGGCGGCGGCATTCCTTGGAGACGCCGACGGACGCGATGTGAACCACAAGAACGGCGACAAGCACGACAACCGTCTGCAGAACCTCGAATACGTCTGCCGTGGGGAGAATCATCGCCACGCCTACCGAACCGGCTTGCGTGGACCGGTCGGTCGCAAGCTCGGCTGCGAGCAAGTTCGTCAGATCGCAGCGCTCAAGGGTATGGCTACCCAGAGAGACATTGCTCGGCGGTTTGGCGTCAGCCGCGTGACGGTCAGTCTGATCCATCACGGGAAGCGCCACGCGCTGCTACTTGCGCAATGAAAGGAAGGAACAATGGCGACTTTTGTGCATGACGGCGACAGCCTCGACTACACCCCCGGCGCGGATGTCGCGGCCGGGGCGGTGGTTGTGCAGAACGATCTGGTCGGTGTGGCCAAGCGCGCCATCCCCGCCAACACGCTGGGCAGCCTGGCGGTCAAGGGCGTCTTCGACTGCCCCAAAGCGACTGGCAGCGGCACCGCCATCGCCGCCGGCGCGACGGTGTATTGGAACGCCGGAACGCAGCAGGCCACGACGACGTCGAGCGGCAACAAGCTGCTGGGCAAGGCCATCAAGGCGGCGGCCGACGCCGACGCCACGGTGCGCGTGCGGCTCAACCAGTAGCGGAGGGAGAGAAGCGTGGACCTGCTCGAACAAGCCTCGGCCTGGCTGGAAGACCAGCGAACACGGCACGCCAGCCGGCCGGTCACGTACCAGCGCGGCCGGCGGTCGGTTGCCGTCGCGGCCACGGTCGGCAGGACCGTCTTCGAGTTGGATGACGGGACCGGGGCGGTGCTGAAGGTCGAGTCGCGGGATTACCTGATTCTGGCCGCCGACCTCGTGCTGGACGGCCAGCGGGTGTTGCCGGCGAAGGGCGACCGGATCAGCGAGAGCCAGGACGGCCAGACGTTCGTGTACGAGGTGGTGTCCGTCGGCGATGAGCCGTGCTGGCGCTACAGCGACCCGTACCGCAAGACGTTGCGGGTCCACAGCACACAGGTGGAGACAACGCCATGATCCTCAGCGATGCAAGGAAACGAATTGAGTGGGCGGGCTGGGCCGGCGTGCTGCTGACGGCGCTCTCGGCCCTGGTGGCCATCACCATCCAGTGGGGCGTGGTCACCGCGAAGCTCGACAGCCTGGAAAAGCGGCTGGACGAGATGATCTTCGAGTCGCGCGGCCTGCGGGTCGAGTACCAGGCCGTCGAGCGGCGGCTGGCCACGCTGGAAGGCCAGCACCAGGCGCGGGGCAGTCCGTGAAACACTCGGCCGGACACGTAAGTGAAGCGACGAAGCGACGGAGGCACGTAGCGACGAAGGGAGAGATGAATGTCCGAGCAGAACGAGCAAGTAGTGACCCCGACCCCGACCGCACGGA